TCAATTCCAAGTTCCCTAGGAAAATCTTGAATGAAAGAAATAATGTTTTCGTGTATTGGGTTTGGTTTTTTCAAATAGCAAAATTTAATTTTTTCACCATTTTGAATAAGTGAATATTTATTTGTTAGGTTTGCCTTCTTAATATAATAGTTGAACAACAGTGCTCCACGAACTTGAATGGGCGTTCCTTTACTATAAATCTCAGAGGAAGAGTGATACTTTTGAACATTAGAAACTGACCTTGGGAACGAGATAGATTCTGGCGGAAGTGTCCTGAATTCGCGGCGACACTTATCAATATAATCAATCACATCATCCTCAGTTCCACTCATCATAATTTTGAAGATGTCCTTGAACATCTTACGGCAAGGTGCTGGAGTGGATGATTTGATTGCCTCAATACCCTTAATTTTGAGTTTAGGTTCTTCATAACGAACACCTTCACTATCCCATACACTTAGAATGTATCGCTTCTTTGCGGTCCAAATACCACGCTCAGCAATACACTCACGCTTCATAAACATCTTTTGATCGTAAGCGTTCACATACTCCGCCAATTTTTCATAAGAACTTTCAATATATTTTTCAAGTTCCATTTGACAGACCTTATCAAGGAACGAAACAATGCCTTCAGTAGTTTTTTCTCTTCCTTTGAATACAGTTTCCACCAAAGGACCCATATTGACGTAAAGAGAATCAGTATCAGAAGCAATAACATAATCAACGTCCTCTGTTTTAAGAATCTTGTTTAGATAAGAATTCATAGAATTCATAATCCATTGAATAGATACCTGACCCGAAAGGGTAATTGCCTCAGCATTTGCTAGTTTAAAATAACGAAAATACTGATTGCCAATGGCACCATAAGCAGAGTTAAGTTGAATCTTACGTGCCATCTGGATGTTATTGCATCGGGCGATCTCCTTCTCCAGTTCCTTAGTCTTTTTCTTCTCATACTCTTGCTCAGCGGCAAGCATCTTCTTCTTAAAGATCACACGTTCATTGTAAATCTTTTCCATCAGTTCTGGAAGAAATCCACGAACATCTTTACGATACATCGCACCATTAGCACAGATTGCATAATCCTTATGCAACTCAAAGTTCATTTCCTCATTCAGGATTTTGTCCACATTTACTGTAGGATGCCTTTCATCCATAAGAGTTTCTGGACTAATGTTATATTGCATAATCAGGTGTGGATATAGTGAGTTCAAGTCAAAACTCACAACCCAATCATACACACCAGGAATTGGTTCTTTTACATAAGCACCAGCATACTTTTCGTCTTTGGCAGAATGCTCTTTGGGTGGAATAACAATGTTTCTTTTTTTGAGATAGTTGTAGATAATAGTATCCCACATTCTAACCTGAGAGAATACATCAGAATAATTTACCTTGGCATCATATGCCATTGTCAGAGCAAGTTCAATGAGTTTCATCTTGTCTTCCATTCGGTCAACAAGTTCTACGTCAACGATGTTATACTCTACAAACTTTTGCCAACCTTTAGTATAGAAGTCTTTGAAGGTATCAAACTCAGAGTGGTCAAGTTTCTTTTGCCCAAGTTCTACTTCGGCAATGTAATCCAGACGATAGGATTCCTGTGCTTTGTAAGTGAACTTCTTATAGAGATCCAAATAATCCAACTGAGAAATTCCACCAACATCCATACAAATCTGTTGGCGATTATTAGCAAATACTTCGTTTTGAGTTACAAGACCCCAAGGTGAGAAACTCTTCATTCTCTTCTCACCCAAAACCTTCGCTAGGCGCCCACAAATATATGGAATATCGTAAAACTGAATGTTCCATCCAGTCACAATTTCGGGAAGGTGATCTGGATGGTCCCAATAATTCATAAAGCGAGTTAGGAGTTCATGCTCAGAATTACACTGAATATAATTAACATCCTTTCGCTTATTATTAAATGGACCATTACCCCAAGTGGTAATTTGCTTTGTGGCATAATCCATCAGTGTAATCAAAAGGATTTCCTGATCACAAGTCTTAGGATCAGGAAATCCATTTTCGGAAGCAACCTCAATATCAAGAACTGCTAGTCTGATTTTATTAATGTCAAACTTGATTTCATCTCCAGGATATTTGTCAGAGATATATTGAAAAACATATCTATCATTTCCGTGAATTTTGAATCCATCCACATTCTCATACTTTTTGTAGAATTCTCGGCAATCCCTGACCAATCCTGGATTAATTGGTTCCAGATATTCACCATCTAGAGATTTATATTTTGTTTCTTTTTTTGAAGGAACGAATAATGTTGGGGAATATTCTTCCTTAAACATTACGTGTTTACCATTTTCATATCCACGAACGAGAAATTGATTCCCGATCATTTGTACATTAGTATAGAATCGCAAACTCATTCTTTAATAAGGTCCTCGTATTTTTCAAGAAGCGTTGGTGTTGGTTCTGTTAGGGTAAGAATCTTATCAGAACTCATCATAAAAGTCTTTTGTCTAGTATATCCAGAAAGAAATGGTTCCAAGAACTTTTCTTGTTCCTTAATTGGATTATCCTTAACAATATAAGGATCGGTCAATTTACAATCAGGTTCTCCAAGTTCAGAGGGAGATTCCTCAATCTTGCTTATCAGAATTTGCCTGTTCAGTAGCACTATCAACTTGATCATTTTGATCTCCAGTTTTGTTCAGATTTTCTTTATTCTTCTTAAGTTTTTCAAGTACACTCGAATACATATCTTTCACCTTTTTAGTTGGTTCATATATCGTGACAACCCAACTTGGTGGAACAGGAATAACATGATCCTTACTCATTGGAAGCCAATTGAACATTGAAATCTCAAGTTGAATTGGAGCATCTTTATCAATTATAAGCTCAGGATTTCTCAAATGAACAGCATATGGAAATTCAAAAAGATACCCAACAACTCTAGTATTCGCAGATTCCTCCTCTTCAGAACCAGATATCATTTCTTTAATATCTGCAATTATTTGCTCTCCGGATTTTAACAATGCGATCTTAACGGTCATAAATCACTCCATGATCTTTAAAGATATTCTAGCAAAAAAAATGAGGGGAGTCAACCTGGATTTTGCCAGGGTCCCCTCGCGCCGACGATATTCAAAAGTATTTAGTCCCCATTACCGCCGCCACCGTTTCCTCCACCCCCGTTACCTCCTCCACCGGCGCCACCATTACCACCAGCACCGCCACCAGCGCCGGCACCATTACCAGAACCGTGACCGCCGCCATGACCGCCATGCCCCCCGCCATGACCACCACCATGCCCCCCTCGGGCACTGGAGGGAGACCTTTTTGGAAGTGCTTTGCCTTTAGGAATTTTCAATTTTGGTGCTTGAGTATAATGAGGCACTGCCATCTTATAAGCAATTAATTGTGCTTCAGAAATAAAATCGGTGAAGGATTTCATAGTTTTTTTCTTTTATTTAGAGATAGTCCTTCCTCTTGTGATGATCTGGTACGATTTTTCTTATGTTGATAGAGAGGAGTCCGTCTTCAAAGGATACATCTTCAACTTCTGTGTCGTCTGCCATTGTCCACGATCTCTTGAAAGATCGTTGAGCCAGTCCCTTATGGACGTAGTTGGTATCAGTCTCTTTATCCTCTCTTTGCCCCTCAACGAAAAGTTTTCCATCCTGCGTATAAACATAGACTTCTTTCTTTTTGAATCCGGCAAGTGCTAATTCAAGTCTTGATTCTACATTGCTAACTTGCACTAGATTATATGGTGGATAATTTACGGTAGTTTCATGAAGAGAAAATAAACGATGAAAATATTCATCCATCCCAATGCTGTGACGATTAATCCTATCCATCAAGGCAGGAAGATCCGCAGCAGTATACCCGGTGATACTAGTCATTATGGTAGCTCCTTTAAAAGCGAGTTTGTGTTTTGTGGATCCCGAAGGCATCCATTATTAATTATAAAAGAAACGAAAAAAAGAGGAACGGTAAAAACCGAACCTCTTTTTGGGGTGTTCCGACTTTTGTAGAGACCGCACGAAAAGAGTCTCAGTCTTATTTATTCGGTTTCTACACCTTTTCCTTTCTTACCAATATTATACTTCTGCTCTAGTTCCCAATCACCCTTATCCTTATAGGAAAGAACTTTAATTTGATTCAAAGGAGCAATGTCAGAAATAGAATCAGCGTTAACAACAGTAATTAGACCCCAATCTGATAGAAGACGGGCAATTCTATTGCGGCGCTGAACATCATTAACTGTAAGATTTGCGTGCTTACCGTCTAAGGCAAACAGTTCTTTAAAGTGGGTAATGTAATACCTACCTTGCTTATGAAGAATATGGCAACTCTGATAGAGTTTTTTCTCCTTTCTTGATGCAACTCCAATACGTGTCAAAGTTTCACGAACTTTCAGAAAATCATCAGGTTCATTAAGAATTACCTCCACCATCATATCGGGAGACCAATTTACTTGAGGTTCAATTGTTTGGTTAGTCATTTTGTTCCGCCAGTTTCAAGTCGTTGTTTTATAAAGTCAAGTTGTGATTTATTTAAAATCTTCAAAGCCTGAGATGCTTTTTCATTACTATAACCATAGTATTGTTTGACGCATTCTAGATCTTTGACTTTATCTTTTCGGAGCCAAGGAGAAAATCTTTTCCTTTTCCTCAGACTATTTAGATAAAAAGAATATTGGAGATCTTTGTCTAAATGATGGTTCATATTCATTTCATTTGCGAAAAGAATACAATCAACGTGTCCCGATAAACATTTATTAATGATGTAAGACGGATATTCTTTTTTCATATCTGGATTTTCTTCTACCAAATCTTCCTTCGTGAAGTTGATAGAGTTCAACCAATCTTTTAATTCCATTATTTAAATTTGGCAGTTACTGCAATTACTTTAGCATTAGGATTGCGAGCAAGGGCAACTTCTTTTGCTTCTTTATAGTCACGGGCAATTACTGTTTCATAAAAAACAGTTCCAGCAACATAAAGTTGAACTTCACATTTCATAATTCATCAATAATAGTTCTTTACGTTGTTTTTGCTCACGCATATATTCACCAACGGAACGCATTGTATAAGTCAAATCAAACTCAGCAGCGTTCCAGTTCTTAAAGCGATCTTTTACAAGTTGATCGGAATTATAACTTACCAATTTATCCATATTATTAGAATCGCAATCAGTAGCAAACTTATCGTGATCAAATCCTTTATGCATTGATCCTTTGTTCCCATAGAGATTATCCTTAATGTCATAAGGAGGATCGAGATACACAAAAGCAGTGGTGTCCCCATCCAATAGATAATCGTAGGAGTAGTTAGTTATACGCCAGTGCTCAATAAGTTTAGAATACTCGGGCAACTTTTCAATTCCTCTCATCGAGAAGTTTGAATTAGATGCTTGTTGAGAAAAAGAAGAACTTTCAGTAAGACCACTGAAAGAACATTTATTTACGATGTAAAAAGCAACCGCACGATCAAGATTTGTTTGATGAAGGTCATTAACAGAAATCTTGGCATCAGTAAAAAGAACTCTTGCTTTATCTGGAGTATTATACTCGGATTTAAGATCTGAAAGAATATTTTTCATATCCCCACCAAACATCTGGAGTTGTTGCCAGAAGTTTACAAGTGGTTCGTAAAGATCATTCACCCAAATTTTAAGATATGGATGCTTCTTAGT